TTATGGCTTATATAGGACGAGGAACAGGAGATATATCAAACGCATCAGTTCTTGATGTTATTACGTTCACTAATTCAGCTGGACCATATAACTTAACTCAAGACGCTGCAGCTTTTGTACCTGTATCTGAAGCCGCTTTAATTATTTCAGTTGATGGTGTTATTCAATCACCAGCCACGTTCAGCATAGACGGCTCAACGATTACCTTTACAACATCAATGGCGTCTTCACAGACGAATGATTTTATTATTCACAATGGTTTTGGATTAATTTCAACACCAGGCGATGGTACAGTATCTACAGGAAAATTAGCCGATTCAGCTGTAACAACAGCAAAAATAAATGACGGAGCAGTTACACAAGCTAAATTAAGTACACCCGTTTCAAACTCTGCACTAACAGGTAATGGTGCAATCACAATCAACAGTACATCAGTCGCGTTAGGCGGATCAATAAATGTACAAGCCGTTTTAGGTTTTCCAACTTTTGGTTCTATTTCACCAACAATAGCTACAAACGCACAAACAACTTTTGTAATTGCAGGAACTAACTTTGCTGCAGGAGCTCATGTAGATTTTATACTTTCAACAGGTGCAATTATACCTGCTGATTCAGTAACGGTAAATTCAGCAACACAGATTACAGCTGTTGCAACTTTAGCAACTGACGGTACATATTACATTAGAATTGAAAACACAGACGGATTAGCTGTAAGATCTTCTTCAGCAGTCTTAACAGTTTCAGACGCACCAGCATGGCAAACAACTGCTGGATCACTTGGCACATTTGCAGGTGCAACAAACGGCACATTAGTAACAGTTTCAGCAACAGGAGATACAATTGTATATTCTGAATCTACAAATGTTTTAACAAATGCATCACTTGCTAATTGTACTTTAAATGCTTCAACAGGTGTGATATCATCAACTAACTTTGGCGGATCAGCTACGGCCGCAACGACGTACTCATTTACATTAGTTGCAACCGATGCACAAAACCAAGCGTCAAGTAGAAACTTTACAATCAGTAGTTCTTACGGAGCTACGGGCGGAGGACAATTTAACTAATGGCTACAACATATTTAGAACGAACTTTAGGAACACCAACAAGCTCAAGAATTTGGACATTTTCTGCTTGGATAAAAAGAAGTGGTATAAGTTCAGCACAACATATTTTTAGTATTGATAATGGTAGTGCTAGAGATGCTTTTAGTTTTGATAGTGATAATGGATTACGATTATATTTTAATAGTAGTGCTTCACCTTATGCTGACCTATCAACTAATAGATTATTAAGAGATACTTCTGCTTGGTATCATTTAGTTATAGCAGTTGATACAACACAAAGTACAGCAGATGATAGAGTGAAATTATATATTAATGGCACTCAATATACTTGGGATGAAACAACAATAGACCCAGCATTAAATTATGATACTTTTAATGCTAGTGGAAATACTTTTAGAATTGGTAGAGATAGAACTGCAGCAGCTTATTTTGATGGATTAATGTCTCATGTTCATTTTTGTGATGGTACACAATTAGCACCAACAGTATTTGGTTCTACAGATTCAACAACTGGCGAATGGAAAATAAACACTTCTCCTAGTTTTACATTAGGTAATAATGGTTTTACAATTTTAAAAGATGGAAACACAATTACAGACCAATCATCTAATTCTAACAACTTTACATTAGCTAGTGGTACACTAACTAAAACTGAAGATTGTCCTAGTAATGTTTTTAGTGTTTGGAATAATTTAAATTTTGTTCAATCAAAAGCTTATCCTGTTTTTTCTAATGGAAATACTAAAATGAATGGTACTCATGATGCAACTTATCCTAATGCAATTTCAACATTAGCTATTCCAAAAAGTGGAAAATATTATGCAGAATTTAAAAATGTAGGAACACAAAATTTTGCTGTTGGTATTTGTGATATGGACAAAGGAACAGAAGCATTAAGAACAGCAAATACAACAATTTATAACACAAGTTTTAATGGTGCAGTTTCTGTAAGAAAAGATGGTAATGTTCTAATGAATGGTTCAGAAGTATCTGGTGTTATACCTACTGTAGCAACAAATGATATTTGTATGATTGCTTATGATGCCGACAATGGAGCTTTTTATGCTGGTAGAAATGGAACTTGGGGAACTATCGGTGGAGTTGTTGGAGTACCAACATCAGGCTCATCAAGAACAGGAGCTACAAATATATCAGCTCAATCTTGGTTTACTACTTCTAGCCATCAAGGATTTATAGTAGGAAGTACAAGTCAAAGCCAATATGCAATAGTTGAAGCAAACTTCGGCAACGGATATTTTGGAACAACAGCAGTATCTAGTGCAGGAAGTAACGCAAGTGGTGTAGGAATATTTGAATATGATGTACCAACAGGATATACTGCTCTATCAACAAAAGGATTAAACTTATAATGGCATACACAACAATAAATAAATCTACAGATCATTTTAATACTAAAATTTATACAGGAACAGGAAGTTCTAACGCATTAACAGGTGTTGGATTTCAACCTGATTGGACTTGGATTAAATCAAGAAGTAATACCTATTCACATTCTTGGACAGATGCCGTAAGAGGATTAACAAAAGTAATTGCTAGTAATACCTCTAATGATCAATATACAAGTTCAACAGAAATTACTTCATTTAATAGTGATGGATTTACAGTAGGTACAGACGCAGGAGTAAATAATAATGGTTCAACATTTGCATCTTGGAATTGGAAAGCCAACGGACAAGGTTCATCAAATACAGATGGTTCTATAAATACAACTTACACATCAGTTAATAATACTTCTGGTTTTTCAATATCTTCATTTACAGGTACAGGTTCTAATGCCACTATTGGCACAGGTTTAACATCTAAACCAGCTTGTGTAATAATTAAAAATTTAACAGATAATGGTACAGAATGGATGATTGGTCATCAAGGTTTAGCAACAAATGCTTTTTCTAGTAATAAATATATTCATTTTAATACAGCAGTAACTTCAACAAATTCATCTTCTTGGAACTCTACAGAACCTACAAGTAATGGAATTGTATCTTTAGGTGATGGTTCTTATGCAAATGGTTCTGGAAAAAATCATATTTGTTATGCGTTTACAGAAAAACAAGGCTTCAGTAAATTTGGTTCTTATGTTGGTAATGGTGAACCAGCAGGTGATGCACCATTTATTTACACAGGATTTAAACCAGCTTTTGTTATGTTAAAAAGTTCAACTTATGCTGAAAGTTGGATAATGATTGATAATAGAAGATTAGGTTATAATGGAAGTTCAGCTGTTTTAAGAGCTGATGATTCTGGTGCAGAGGTAACATCTTTAGTTAATCCTGATTTTTTATCCAATGGTTTTAAATTACAGAACAATGATAATTGGTATAATAAAAACACACAAACTTATATCTATATGGCATTTGCAGAAGCACCATTAGTAGGAAGTAACAACGTACCAGCAAACGCAAGGTAATTAATTATGACAAAAGCAAATGATTTAGGTAGTTTAGTTTCAGGAGCAGATTCCTTAATTGATAATAACAAACTGCAAAACAGTAGTATTTCAATTAATGGTTCGGCAGTATCTTTAGGTGGAAGTGTTACTATAACAACTGTTGTCTATCCTACAATCACAGGAATAAGTCCTGCTGTCATAAGTAACAATGCAACTAACATAACAATAAGTGGAGCTAATTATCAATCAGTTCCTTTTGTAGATTTTATTAATGGTTCTACTGGTGCAATTACACCAGCAACATCTGTATCATTTAACAGCTCATCATCATTAACTGCTGGAGCAACTTTACCAGTTGATGGCACATATTTTATAAGAGTAGAAAACAATGANGGAACTGCTGTTAGAAGTGGNAGTGCTTTACTTACAGTTTCAGATGACCCAGTTTGGACTACTGCTGCTGGTTCTATTTATTCAGGCGATAGCACAGTTCCAACAATTACATTATCTGCAACAGATGCTACATCATTTGCAGTAACAACAGGTTCAGTACCTACAGGATTAACTTTTACAAGTGGCACAGGATCTTGTACTATAGCTGGAACACAGACACAATTTACTTCTGATACGACTTCAACTTTTTCTATCACAGCGACAGATGCTCAAGGACAAACTGCTGTTAGACAGTTTACTATGACATTTAGTTTTGTAATTAACAACTCAGGACAATTTAACTAGGATAATATTATGGCTTCAACAAGATTAGAGAAAACATTTACAGCATCAAACAGGAAAACATTTACTATTTCTACTTGGATAAAAAGGTCAGGTTTAACAGCAAATAATCATTCTATTTATGGTGCTGGTACTAATAGTTCAACTGATAGAGATTATTTAGCTTTTCTTGCTGACTCAGGTGCAGAAGATAAATTATATTTTAATGCAAAAGTAAGCAGTAGTGTAGTTGCTGAATTTTATACAAATAGAAGATTTAGAGATACTTCTGCTTGGATGCATATAGTTCTTGCTTTTGACACAACACAGGCAACTGATACAAACAGAATGAAACTTTATGTTAATGGTGAATTACAAACTTTTTCATCAGTAACTTATCCAAATCAAAATAGAGATATGAACACAAATAATACTGTTCATAAAATAGGTTCAACTGTAGGAAATAGTTATTACTTTGATGGTTCTATGACACACTTTAATTTTATAGACGGAACAGCTTATACACCAACAAGTTTTGGCGAAACAGATTCTACATCAGGAATTTGGAAAGCAAAGTCGTCAGCATCAGTAACTTATGGAAATAATGGTTTCTTTTTAAAATTTGAAAATAGTGGTGCTATGGGTACAGACAGTTCAGGTAACTCAAATAATTTTACAGTATCAGGAACACTAACTCAAAATGTAGATACACCTGATAATAACTTTGCTACAATAAATCCACTTTACTATTCTTCAACTGGATTATTAAATGGCAATATAACAGCAACATCAACAGGTAATAGTCATAAAAATTATCATTCTACAATAGCGGTAGATTCAGGTAAATGGTATGCTGAAATGAAAGTAAATAGTTGGAATGGCAGTAATAACATTATGTTTGGTATAGTTGCAGATAGTTGGAATAATATTAATTCAACAAGTCCTGGTGATAATTTTGCTGGAAATGCCTCAACTGGTATTGGTTATGGGTCTAATGGTCAAAAAATTATTGCTAATTCTGCTAGTTCTTATGGCAATTCTTTTACAACTGGCGATATTTTAGGAATAGCTCTAGACCTTACAAATAATAAATTATATTTTAGTAAAAATGGAACATATCAAAATTCAGGAGTTCCAACTTCAGGTTCAACAGGAACAGGAGCAATAGATGTACCTAGTGGATTTACAAGATTAATTACTTTTTCTCATTATGGTTCACAAAGTTGTTCAATGAACTTTGGTAACGGATATTTCGGAACAACAGCAGTAGCTTCAGCTAATGCAGATGGTAATGGAGTTGGTAAAATGGAATATGCAGTACCAACAGGATATTACACACTTAACACTAAAAACATAAAGGAGTTTGGATAATGGCTTATATTTCATTTCAACCAAAAGATTATTTTAATACAAAAATTTACACAGGAAATGGTTCAGCAGGACATTCAATAACTGGAGTAGGTTTTCAACCTGATTGGGTTTGGATTAAAACTAGGTCAGATTCAAACAATCACACAATATTTGATGCAGTTAGAGGTGTAACAAAAAGACTTAGGTCAAACCAAGATAATGCTGAAAATACTTCTAGTGGTGTAACTTCTTTTGATAGTGATGGATTTACAGTAGGTAGTGATAGTGCAGGTAATAGTGGAACTATGGTTTCTTGGAACTGGAAAGCAAATGGTGCAGGTTCAGCAAACACAGACGGAAGTATAAACACAACTGCAACTTCAGTTAATACTACAGCAGGATTTTCAATATCAACTTATACAGGTACAGGTTCAAATGCTACTGTTGGTCATGGATTAGGTGTTGTTCCAAATATTGTATTAGTAAAAAGTACATCAGCACAACAACATTGGTGTATGTATAATTCTAATCTTGGTAACACTTCAAGACTTTTATTAAATTTAACTAATGCAGTAGAAACATCAAGAAGTGAATGGAACTCAACAACTCCAACATCTTCGGTTTTTTCTGTAAATAATGATGATGTAGTAAATGGTAGTAGTGCAACTTATGTAGCTTACTGCTTTGCACCAATAAAAGGTTTTTCAGCTATGGCTTCCTACAAAGGAAATGGAAATGTAAATGGTAGTTTTATTTATACTGGATTTTCTCCAGCTATAATTATTGCTAAAAAAACAAGTGGTGTAAGTGATTGGATAATATGGGATAATAAAAGAGATGGTTATAATGAAACTATAAAAAGAGTTTATCCTAATGAACCAGCTCCAGAAGAAAACTCAACAACACAAGGAGTTGATTTTCTTTCTAATGGTTTTAAATTAAGAGGTACAAGTTCAAATGCTTGGAATGCTTCTGGTGGAAGTTATATTTATATGGCATTTGCAGAAGAACCTTTTGTAGCATCAAATGGTGTAGCAGCTACAGCAAGATAATGGCTAATATATATAAAAATGCTATGTTTGATTTGACAACGACAAACAAAACAACTGTATATACTTGTCCTACAGATAGAACAGCTTTAGTCAAATCTATACAGGTAACTAATATTCATTCAGGTGCTAATGAAATAGAAGCATTTACTACTGACGCATCTGATTCTAATGCTGAACATGAAGTGGCTCATATTAATCTAGCTTCTAAGACAGTTGAGAATTTGGTTAAAGGTACTTTGGTTTTGGAGTCAGGAGATGTTTTAAAATTAAAAGCTCAAACTGCTGATGATATTGCAGGAATAGTAAGTGTATTAGAAATATTTGACGAAAAGAGTGCTTAAGTATAGTATAGATATTAGCTATTTATGAAATTAGTTAGAATACCTGCTGAACAATTAGACACAGTTTGGTCATTAATTGAAAAAGATATTAAAGATGCTTTAGCTTATTCAGGTAATTTAACAAGCTCAAGTTTTGTTTTAGAGAAGTCAAAAGAAAATAAGTTTCAAGTTTGGGTTCTTTGGGATGAAGATAAGAAAACGACAAGAGAAAAATATTTTGGTGTAGTTGTTACAGAACTTATCAAAAGAGAATTAGGAAAAGTTTGCCACATATATATTATGACAGGCAGACAAAGACACAAATGGCAATTCCTAGTTAAAGACATTGAACAGTTTGCTAAAGATGAAGATTGTTTAATGATGGAGTTAATTGCAAGACCAGGTTGGAAAAGAATATTAAACAACTTTGATTACAAGATGACCCATGTAGTATTAGAAAAAAAATTAAATAAGGAGAAAAAATGAGTTTTGGAGGATCAAGTGGAGGAAGTTCAGGAGGTTCAGGAACAGTACAAACAAATGTTCAACCTTACGCAGCAGCACAACCAGCATTAAATCAGATTATATCTGAAGCAGGTAATATTTATGGAAGTGGTGTAGGTGGTTATGTAGCTCCAACACAACAAACTTTAACAGGACTTGCACAACAAGAGACTTTAGGAACAGCAGCACAACAACAACTACAAGATACTTTAGCTGGTAATTATTCTAATCCTTATTTAAATCCTTTAATTCAACAAGCAGCAGGAAATGTTTATACTAATGTTGCACAACAATTTTCAGGTGCAGGAAGAACACCAGGTTCACCAATGATGCAAAATCAAGTAGCAACACAAGTTGCACAAGCTGCATTACCTTATGCCTTTAATGCTTCTGAAGCAGAAAGAGCAAGACAATTAGGTGTAGCAAGATCAGCACCAAGTTTAGTTCAAACAGGACAGCAATTAGAACAACTACAAAGTCAAGCTCAGTTATCTCCTTTTCAAAATTTACAACAATACGCTGGTATCGTTTCACCTATAGCTTCAGGTTTTCCAATACAAAGCCAACAAACACAAACACAAGCTAATCCTATGACAACTGCTTTAGGTGGTGGTGCTATAGGTTATGGACTAGGTGGAGGAATGGGTGCTTTATATGGAGCAGGACTTGGTTACTTAGGAGGATTATTATAATGGATAAATTAAAAAAATTATATTACAACTTTGATGTTTACATACAAAAACATCCATCAAAATTTTTAATAGGTTTATTTATTCTTTTCTGTATTTCAATAATCTTATAAGGAGTATTAATGAGTTCAGGTTCAAGTTCAGACTCAGGTAGTTCATCATCATCTGCATCTTATGATTATGAATCTGCTGCTTATAGTGATTCCTTAGAATCTATTAGTGATTTTTCTGTAGCTGAAGGTGGTTCAGGTGGAGATCAAGAAACTTATAATGAGATAATGAATACTGCTGGAGCTGAAAGAGCAGCAGACGCAGCAGCATTAACACAAGAACAAATTAATTTACAAGATTACGAAACACAAGCCTATCAAGGAATTGAAACAAGAGCTGTTCCAACATTTGAACAAGGCACAGGAAAATTTACTGGAGTTGAAACTCAAGGAGCAGGAACAGTTAGTGGTTTAGAATATAACACAGCTAACATTAAAGGTTACTTATTAGACTCTACTGTATCTGATAAAGCTAAAGTAGATATGCTTAACCAACTTCAAGGTATATCAAATTCAGAAAGAGGGATTGGCATACCTAATGTAGATCAGGAAGCTAAAACATATTTAGAAACTAATCTTTCAGGTTCATTAGAAAACTTAAAAAATGATCCTTTATTACAAGATTATACAAGTCAAATAGATCCTGAATCATCTACTTATCTTGATACATTGGCAGACGATCCTATTAAAACATTTGCAAAATCAGGTTTGTCTTTAACAAGTCTTGTGGTAAAATCAGGATTAGATGCTTATAAGAATGATCAAGCATTGAAAGCATTAGGATATGATGGTACAAGATTAAGTCCAACTTACGCTGACTCAGGTGGAATATTAACAACTGAAGATTATTTAAGAGGACAAACTTTAGGTGGAGATACAAGACAAAATATTAATCAATATATATCTCAAGCACCTGGATTAATAAGTGGAGAATCTACACCAACTTCAGTATTTGATACTTTCTTTGGTCAGACTATCGGTACTGTAGGAGCAGATATAATGAGCAAATACGATATGGCAAAACAAAATGTAACAACAACAATCGCATCACCCCAAACAAGTTTTGCTTCTTATGGGATATTTCAAGATGCAAGAAATAAAGGATTAATTTAATGGCACTTTTAGATTTATATAAAAGATATATGTATGGAAAAAGACCAAGTATGATGCTAGATGGATCTGAACAAGATTATTTAGATGGTAAAAATCTTGGTATTACAAATGTAACTGAAGGAACAAAAGGTTTGTTTGGACAAGGTGGTCAATCAGGTGATGGTTTATTAAATACTTTTACAAAACCTGAAACAGATGGATTGTTTAATGCTTTATCAAATCCTTTCTATACTATTGGAGGTTCTGCTGTTTTAAAAGGTATGCAAGGTGAAAATATAAGTAAAGCAATTATGCCTTCTATCAAAGAAGGTTTATCATTATCTGAAAGTTCTAAAAAAATTCAAGCAGCAAAAAAGAAACAAGACTTTATTAAAAAATACGCAGATCAAGTTCCTGAATCAGACAAACAAATGTTCTTAGCTTTTCCTGAAAGATATGTTGATGCTATGTTAAAAACTAGATTAAGCACACCAACTTTATCTAAAGAAGCTCTAGCAGTTGTTAATAAATTAAAAGGATTATCAGGAGATAATTTTAAGGCAGCATTTAAAAAATTATCTACTGTAGAAAAAGATTTATATACATCTTATGTTAAAAAAACTCAAGGTTTTGATGTTCCTGGTATGGTAGGAGCTAAATCAGAAGCCGAAATAATAGCAAATAAAAATGCCAATCAAATACCTATTGATAAGAAAACTGGATTAATAGATACAAGTAAATTGCAAGACGGACTTATATATAATGTTGGTGGAGCAAAACCTGAGAGATGGAATAAAGAGAAGAATAAATTTGTTCCTGTTAAATAGATTATGTCTAGTATTCAAGAAGTTAATAAAAGACTTGAAGAAGAAGAAAGAAAAAAAAATTTAAATATTCTTTTACAAGAAGAATCTCAAGATGAAGATTTTATTCCTATAGAAGAAACTAATATTAAATTATCCCCAATATCTGATGCTGCAAAAGAAATAAAATTAGAACCACAACAAGAAAATAATAATCTTTTTTCATTAGAAAGTTTAAGATCAGAACAAAAGGAAGAAAACAATAATCTTGTTCCTTTAAAAGATTTAACTTCAAGTTCCAATGTTATGGAGGGGTCTGTTCTTGATGGAGATAGACCCATTGATGCTGAAAAAATAATTGAAGATAATGGTTATTATAGTGCAGAAAATTTTTACGAAAATTTAATTAAAAGAACCTATGGTGGTGCAGCAAGAGATTTAATACAAAATACTGCTGGATTTGTAAATTTTTTAGGAGATAAATTTTTTGACGAACAACCATTAGAATTTGTTAAACTTGATCCAGTACAAGAACCAACTTATTTTGGTGGAGGATTATCAAGAGACTTACTTGGTTTTGCTGTTCCTTTTTTAGGAGTTAGTAAAGTTGCATCAGCTATAAATACTGTAACTAAAATTCCTAAAGCTACAACTTTTTTAGGTCAATCATTTAGAGCTAGTTTAAAAGGAGAAGTTGCAGTTCAATTTGCTTTTTCACCTTACGAACAAAGATTATCAGATTTAGTACAAGCCTTTCCTACACTTGCAAATCCTATAACAGAATATCTTCAAGCTGATAATGAAGATTCAGAAGGTAAAGCTAGATTAAAAATGGCTATTGAAGGTGGTATTGTTGGTGTTGCTTTTGATAAACTTTTAAGTTTTGTAGTTAGAGGTAAACAAGCTGGGGTAAAAACAAATATTATAAAAGATGATTCAGTTCCTGCAAAAGAATTAAATAAAGATAGAAAGATTAAAAACGAAAAAATAAAAAAAGACACAGGTGTAACAGCTCAATCTTTTGAAGATAAAGTTAATTTAAATATTAAAAAAGATCCTTTTGATGACATATCAGAAAATATAATAAGCCAACCAGTACAAAAAAAAATAGTTAAATTTTTTGATGAATTATTAAAAAGTAATAATTTAGCAAGAAATACTAATATTAGAATTAGCCAGCAAATGTATGATGTACTAACATCTCAAAGTGTTATGATGCAAAAAGGTTCTAAATCTATTCAATCTATACTTAAAAAAAATGGCTTAACACAAACTGATCTTGCAGATTATTTTGTTTCAGGTGCTAGAACTTCAGCACAAAACTTACAACAATTAAGTGTATTAGCAAGAAACTATGGAAAGTTTTTAGGTGATGGAAAGATTACTGAAGATTTAGCTAAATCTATGAAAAACTCAGGATTAGATTCTGAGATATTACTTGCTACAGCAGGAAGAAGATTAGATGGAGTTAGGAGAGCTTCTATGGTTGGAAGATGGAGTACAGCTATGAGAAACTTTATATCTCAACAAGCAAGAGTAGGTATGAATGTTTTATACGAAGGTATGCAATATGGTGCAGATAAACTTTGGCAAAAACTAAGTGGTAAAACTTTACAAAGACAAGTCAATCCCTTAACTGCTATGGAAGGTTTTTTAAATACATGGAGATCGGCTAACATATTAAACTTTAAAAAAAATTCAGTAAGAGCAAGACTTAAAAAAGATACAGAAAATATTTTAAAATTTTATCCAAAAGAAAATGATCGTTTATTTTTAAGATATAGTTCTGATGTTGCAAATAAACCTATGTTAGAAAGTTGGTCTCCTATATCTTTTATGGAGAAAGGTGCAAACTTATTAAATTTTCTTAATAGATTTCAAGAATTTATTACAAGAAGGTCTGTATTCTTTTCTTCGTTAGATGGAATTGTTAGGGGAAGACCTGATATTTACAAAGGATTAAAGTTAAAAGATTTAGTTGCTGATGAAAAATTATTAAAAACGATAAGACAAGAAGATATAGGTACAGCAATAGATCAATCTTTGGAAATGACTTATGCCAAACAACCTAAAAAAGGAAGTGTAGGAGAGAAATTTGTTGGATTTATTAATGCAGTTCCTTTTACATTTTCTTTAATAGTTCCTTTTCCAAGATTCTTAGTAAATTCTTTAAAATTTTTATACGATTATAGTCCTGCACCAACATTTGTAAGTGGTATAAGAATAGCAGCAGATTTACCTATAGCCTTATTAACTGCTTCAACAGAAGGAGCTTATACAAAAGCTCTTATGAGACAATTAAAAGAAGGTGATACTACTGGAATGGTAAAAGCACTTGCAGGATGGGGTTTAATGGGAACTGCTTTTCAAATTAGAAATTCTAAAATTGCTGGAGAAAAATGGAACGAATTAAAAGTAGGAGATAAAACTATAGATGTTCTTCCTTATAACCCATTAGCAGCATATTTATATGTAGCTGATTTAGTTAATAGACAACAAAATGGAACTTTAACTAAGCAAACTTTTAATGTAAAAGAATTTGCAAAAGTATTTGCAGGAACTAGGGGTGGAACTGGTTTGTATTTAGTGGATCAAATGGTAAATTCAGTAGGAGGATTTGGAACTAATAAAGGATATAGGGCTATGAATGAATTTGTTGGTAAAATTGCTGCTCAATACTTAACACCATTTAAAACTTACATGGGATTTCTTGATGCTTCTGATGGCAATATTCAAGCAGCAAAAGATACAAAAACTTCCACTTTAGAAAACGCTAAGCTAGATCCTAGAGTATCAATAGTAAATAACTTTAAAGCCATATTTAATCCTGGAGAACTTCAAGATTTAACATCTATTACTCATGCTGTGCTAGATGAAAAAACAGGAAAATATGTTGCAAGACCTTTAAAAAATCCTAATCCTATTTTAGCAGAATTAACTGGTGTTACAGTTAGACAAGATAAAAATGCTGCTGAAAAAGAATTAGATAGATTGAATTTTACCTATAGTGAAATATTTAAAAGCACAGGAATACCAGTATTAGACAGAGCATACAAAAATGTATTTGCTCCATTAGTTCATAATAAATTATCTGAATTAGTTCAAACTGATGCCTATAAATCTTTACCATTGAGTTTACAATATTACACAATCAAAGAAAGCATAAAACAATTTAAAAAACAAACTACAAAAGAATTACAATCTGACGCTTCTTTAGTTCCTTATTTAATGGAGTATCAATTAAACAATATTCCTAAATCACAAAGAGCTGTAATAAACGATATAATAGGAAAAGATTACTTAAATAATTTAATATTGGAGTTCCAAAAAAAATAATAATGACTACTCAATCGCAAAAAAATTCTCAAGAGATAATTAAACTTCAAGGCGAAATAAAACTTGTGCATGAAAAGATCAACACCATTAAAGATAATCACTTGGCACACCTTGATATAAAGGTAAATAATATATATAAAATTATATGGGTGATTCTAACAATAAGTCTATCAGGCTTAGTAAATCTAATCATAAATCTTCTAAGTTAATATCTGAAAGACAAAAGAAAACTTCCATTAAAGGAACTGCTAGTGAGTACCATGCTATATCAGAACTAACAAAAGCTGGTTATTATGTAGCAAAATCATGCGATCCACATTGTCCATTTGATATTGTTATTGTAGATAAAAATGGTAAAATACAGTTACTAGACATTAAAACAAATACCTATAGATATAATTTCAAAGGTAAGGCATTAAAAAATAAACGCAAAATTTTTAGAAGTCCAACTAAAGAACAAAAAAAATTAGGCATAAAATTATTGATGGTTAATTATGAAGATAAATGAAGGAACAAAAGTAAGTACGGATCTTAAAACAATTTTATCTATTGTTGCAGGAGTTGCTATTGGTGTTTGGGTTTACTTTGGAATTGAAGAAAGACTTAACAGATTAGAAACAGCAGATACTTTATTTCAAGCTGACCTTTTAAAAAAAGCAGAACAAGAACCTAAGAACTTAGAAATGTATATGCTTATAGAACATTTAGCAAAGCAGATAGAATCTATTGAAAAAGAAATAAATGCTAGTAGATATAATAAAGTAAACATAGATCATCTTAAAGAACAGGTAGATATGTTACAGAAAAAAATGAATGGTAATCACTAATGACTTCCGTAATTGCTTTACTTATGTTTCTTGGAGAACCTGCTGTTCTTAAAGAACATATGCTTATGCCAAATGTTTCAAAATGTTTAGAATTAAAAAGGATAGCAACTAGAAATAGTGGTATAAGAGTAAGCTATGTTTGTAGTAAAGTAAAAGCAGAAGTAAAAGATGGTAAAATTATAAGAATAGCAAAAGACAATTAATATGAAATGTAAAAAATGTTATCATAATTGTCATTGTAAAGAGGATCTTCATGCAGATGAATATGGTCTATGTACTTGCGATACTTGTGCTTGTAAAGAAGATAAAGATTATTATAAATTTTTAAGTAAATTTTTCAAAGGAAAAGAATGAGAAAACAAAAAAGTAAATTAGATTGGTTTAAAAAAAATATAGTTATAGTTCCTGTGGTAGGTGCAGTATTAGCTGGAACATTTACATCTGTAAGATATGTATTAACTTTAACAGATACTGTTTCTATTAACAAAGAGATAGTTCAAAACATTAGTAAAGATTTAGAAATACAAAAAGAAATGGTTAATGATATTAAACAAAGACTTGCTAGAGCAGAAGCTACATGGGATATGGCAGAAAATATTTTTCAAACATTAAGCGATCAGGTAAGGCAACATGAATACGATATTAAAGATCTTAACAGGTAATACATTTTGGATTATATTTTTCTTGCTAGTTGTTACATCAACTCAAGCAAAGAACGAATATTTAAATGATGGTAGTTATGCCTGTGAAAGAGGTAGTTTTGAACCTTATGCAGAGATAAGACAAAGAGAATATAAAAAAGGAACATCTGATGAAAACCAAGATCAAATGTTAGGTTTTAGATTTAGAATACCTTTAGGTGCTACTTGTGATGATGAATATATTGCTGAACAAAGAAAAAAACAGAAACTTAAAACACAATTAGAATTAATTAAACAATGTAAAAATGTTCCTAGAATAAATCCACCACCTCCAGCATTTGCAGAACTTATAAATGCTTGTTTAGAATTGGGAGTAATGCAAGTGAATGATTTTCAGAAAAGAGATAATAGTATTAGTTATTGGATTGTGTTAAAAGATAAATGGAAAGAAGAAAATCCTGACAGACCTATATTTGAGGAAAAATAATATGAGCTATAATCCTTTACCTATTTACTGTACTATAAGACCTAGTTGGATAGAGGGGTTAGGTATTTTTGCAACAAAAGAAATTAGAAAAGATACAGAGCTAGGTGTATCACATATTGAGTTTGAAGAAGAATTACACAGAACGCCATTAGGAGGATTTTTAAATCATTCAGATAAACCTAATTGTGTCAGAATAAAGAATGGTAATAAGTGGTTACTTAAAACTACAGAAGATATTATGCCTAACCAAGAACTAACATTAACTTATGTATTGTATAAACCTTAAAAAAAGGAGTAAAACACTATGGGTTTTATTAGAAAAATGTGGAAGAAATATCTTGAATGGTTATTCAAAGACTTTTATAAATAGACTATGTGGTTAAATATTGCAGCTAAATTAGTTCCAGGCATGATTAAGACAGGTATGTCTATTGCTTCCAATAGAAGAAGAACTAAAGAATTAGAATCTGTTGCTGAACTTAAGTTGGCTGAGAAGATGGCTAATGGAGAAGTTGAATTTAAAAAAGCAGTAATTGATTCTCATAGGAACGATTGGAAAGATGAATTTTGTCTTATCCTTATTAGTATTCCTTTATTACTTTTAGCTTGGTCTGTATTTAGTGATGATCCTGATATACAAGCAAAGATAGATATTTTTTTTAATAAGTTTTCTAATCTTCCAATGTTTTATCAAGCTCTTGTTGTAGGAGCATTTAGTACGATACTTGGTATCAAGGGTGTATCTACTTTCAAAAAAAAATAATCTATGTCTGACACATCTAAAGAAATTATACTTGAGTATAAAGATCAAGTAAGGTTACTAAGGGAAGAAGTTGCTGAACTTCAAGACGCTGGTAAGACTAAAGATGCTGCCAATAAAAGGTGTTTGCAAAAACTTGAGAACACTAATGAAGATTTAGAAAGATCAAATAAAAGAGTAAAAGAATTAGAAGATAAATTAAAAGAAATAAAACCGAAAGAAAAAGAATGAAGTTTGCACTAACAATGATTATATGCTCTATTGTTTATCAAGAGTGTACTGACCCACACCAAATGCCACAAGGTTATGATACTTTTAAAGATTGTGTATTAGGTGGTCATGAAGAAGCTATTAAAAAAATGGCTGATTTTAAAACTATAGATGTAAACAATAATATGATTCATATTAAATTTGCTTGTATTAGATCAATAAGTTCATAATGTTTTCTTTAATTTGGTTTCAAGACGATCAATGGAAAATCTTTACAAATGAGGTTTGGAGTAGTAAAAAGGAAGCTGAAGATTATGGTAAACGAAATAAATTTAAAAAATCTATTCAATGGAAAGTTGTTGAATATGATAGAAAGTATTTTATATGACACAAATATCTAAACATTTCTCCTTACAAGAGATGATTAATTCAGGTACAGCTTCAAGGCTTGGCTTGGATAACACACCTAATGAAGAACAAATAGAAAATTTAAAAGCTCTATGTGAAAACATACTAGAACCACTTAGAGAATATTATGAGTCAAGACCTGTAAGTATTAGCTCAGGTTTTAGATCAGAAAAATTATCAGAAGCTATAGGATCATCTTCTAAATCACAACATTGTAAAGGCGAAGCTGTAGACTTTGAAATTTCAGGTTTTGATAATAAAAATTTAGCTTCACATATTAAGAACAACTTTGACTTTGACCAACTGATATTAGAATATTATGAAGATGGTATTCCTGATAGTGGTTGGATTCATGTTAGTTTTAAAAGAGATGGCACTAACAGAAAACAATCTTTAACTAAAAATAAAGGCGAAGGTTATAAGGTATGGCAATAAACAAAGCTAAAATGAAATGCAACTCACCTAAAAGACAAATATCAGGTGGTAAGAAGTTTGTTGTTAAGGCTTGTAAAGATGGTAAAGAAAAGATTATTAGATATGGGGATGCTAATATGACAATTAAAAAAAACAATCCTGCAAGAAGAAAATCATTTAGAGCAAGACATAGATGTGATACTGCTAATGATAAATTTAGTGCAAGATATTGGTCTTGCAAAAACTGGTAACAATAGGAGAAAACTATGTACGGAAAAAAAGTAATGAAAAAAAATAAAAATAAAAAGAAGAAGAAGAAAAATAAAAAATTAAAAAGTAAATACTAGGTGTAGCTTATTCATTAAGCTGGGTTGTTGGAGGGAAAAATATTATGGCTAAATTATGTGCAAGAGGTAAAGCTGCTGCTAAAAGAAAGTTCAAGGTATATCCTTCAGCTTATGCAAATATGTATGCTTCAGGTGTATGTAGTGGTAGAATAAAACCTAAGAAAAATAAAAAGAAAAGATAATGTCATTAAGAAAATGGACATCAGAAAAGTGGGTTGATATTGCTAATCCTAAAAAAGGTGGTGGTTTTCCTCCATGTGGAAGATCAAAGGGTGAGAAAAGAAAGAACTATCCTAAATGTGTTAAGTCATCTAAAGCTAGATCCATGAGTTCAAGTCAAAGGAGAGCTGCTGTATCAAGAAAAAAAACAGCAGAAAGAAAAACTAGAAAAGGAAAAAAACCAAACTATGCTAAGACATAAAAAAACTTGGAAGAAAAATACTAGAGGTATTATTAGAGATGTTGGTCTATGTAAATATTGTGATCAAATGATTATATCTGATGAAGCCTTTGTTATTTTTGCAACTAAAGAACCAGCTCATTATTCTTGTATGAAAAAAGATGATGAAAATAGAAGTTTAGAACAGATATAAAAAAGGCGACCATTTCTGATCGCCTTATTAATTTAATATCCTATTTTAATATTAGTACCATTCAACAATGGTGTTTGTTGAGGGTCAGGGTACATAGCTTCATTCTTAACTTGATTACCCCTATGTAATTCAGGTGGATTATCTTTATATGAAAAGCTACTTACACCTTTTACAATGTCATAACCTTCATAAAAATAAGTAACCTTTACATTTAAAGCGATTGCCAATCTACCTAATGTAGCACCACTCATGCCATTAGTACCTTTTTCATATTTTTGAACTTGTTGGAAAGTAACTTTTATTTGTTCTCCAACCCATGATTGAGTTTTACCTAATTCTATTCTAGCTTTTCTTAATCTTTTACCAGCATGAATATTGAATGAAGTATCACTTTCTTTTTGTATTTTACCCATAACGACAGCTTACCTTTCTAGTTGTTGTGCAACTTTATGTTGTACTTGTTTATGTTAATTAACGACTACCTATTTGTCATTAATTGTTCTCTGCATTCTGAAACTTTTAAATATAAGCTATAACTTTCAGCTTTTAATTTATTAGCTTCTTGTACTGCTTGGACATACTTCTCACTTTTTTCCCTCTGTTTGTCCATCAGCTTCTGCAGACGACTTCTGATGTTCTCCATCATTATCCTCCTTTTTTTTTACAAGAGAGTTAATCAACTTCATGTCGCTAACTCTACTTACAAACGCCTTAGTTGAAGGCATTTTTTGATTTGCAGCTTCCTCAACAGTTGCAAAATCCTCCTCCATAATTACTGCCATTTCCATATTGTATATTTTTTTACAACTCATAGTAATTATTGACTTTCAATTTACTGTTTTTTGATAATTTAATCAAGCTATATTTTCTCATAAATACATTATTTGATTTTACCAATCCTAGTCTCAATGCGTCTTTCATTAAGATACCTATTCTTTGTTTAGTAACATCTAATTCAACACCTATCTCATGTAGTTTAGGATAGCATTCATTTTCTTCATAATAACTATTCATAAAATTTATAATCTTTTTTATCTGTGGACTATAAAAAACCTTACCATTACTTGCCATTTTTATCCTCCTTCAATTCCTGCATCATTATTTTTAACAGATGATTATATCCATTTATATCGTTATGTGTGTCAGCTTTATATAAGTTTTGCTTACTTCCATCATCTATTGTTCTTGTAAGTTTAAGTACAATCATAAGTTGAGGAACAATAGTTACTGGTACTTTGATTGATTTTTTATTAATAACTTCTAATGTGCTTTGTATAAAATTGGCTATAACATAAGAGTTGTTAGTAAAGTTTCCATATTCCTTTTGCTTATTCTTTAGCATTTGTTTTGTTAATTTATCCCCTATGTCTATCCATTGTATATTATCATCTTTACTCATGTGTCTCCTTTTTTGTTAATTGTATATTTAATATTTGTATCTCCTCATCTTTTAAATCTATTTTTTTTTCTAACTCATAAATTTTCTTTTCTAATCTTTCTATTGTTTCTTCTAAATCGTTATAACCTCTGTCGTTCATTGAACCCAATCTCCTGATGAAGTTCTACAATAATACTTAAATACTTTTTGTCCTTTATATCTAACTCCATGTGGCTCATGTTCTATTACTGCGTTCTTTTTTAATGCTTGTTTGCAAGTTAAAGATGTAGCACTCATTATTGGAATTTTCTTTAATGCGTAAGTCGTTCCTCCAGTAGTCATGTAAAGAAATAAAAAAAATATCTTCATAATAAAATAGGGGTAGTGAACAACGACTCAAGGGAAAAAAGAATACCACCACCCCTATATCAGTAAAACTAAACTTGTTGTTTAGGTTTTCGTTCTACTAATTTGTGAATTACCTTTCCATCATCTTTAGTATTTATCCATTCAGTTAGGTTAATTGTTTCACCTTTCTTCATGTCTTTAGGTATTTTAAAAGATCCCCAAAATTTCTCAGGGTTCTCATTATCTCTGTTAAGATAACCTTCACCTTCTTTTAATTCAAATGTTCCCATTTGTTAGCTCCTTTTGTTTGCTTTGTTGATACTTAGTTCAAGGTCTTTCATATTTTTATATAAACCAGTTTTAGTGAAAGAATCCCAAACGCCATTCTGATTTATTCTTGTTTTAAGATTTGCTATATCGCTTCTTAAAACAGAATTAGGTTTTGCTTTTTGTTCAAAAGCTAATTGTATTACTTGTAGTTCGTCAGCTACCTCAACCTTTTGTTTAGGTTGCTGTACTTTAGAATGATTATAAAGTGGATTTGCACTATGTCCATCTTCCATATCTTTTGCTTCTTCCTCATCATCTTTCATTCCTGTTCTTAAATTTAAAGCATTTAAGAAAGCATATTTTCTTGCGTATGACATACAATTACCTGATCCATACTTATCTGTTTTTGCGATAGCATGAGTTTCTATTTCTATAAAAGAACTAGGCTTATCAATATCTATGATTGTCATTTTACAAGTCGTTTGCACAAACATTTCTTTAATTAAAAAATCTTTGTAAGTACAATAAGCATAGAGACCATTTTTATTTAAGACCTCCATAGCTACTGATTGTACTGCGTCATGTTCAAGTGGGTTAAAATTCATACCACCTTTTTTCTCAGTTTTCTTAACCATTCTAGCTTCTTCTGAAGCTGTCTTTAGTTTTTGATATATGTTCTTTGTCAAATTGTTCCTTCCTTTCTTGCGTTTTTAATAATTTCTTCTTGTTCTTTTTCCTTCTCATCATCATAAACTTCTTTAGCCTTGTCCTTGATCATCTTTTCCAAGACCTCACTATTTATAATTCTTTTTATATCTTCAGGCGATAAACCATCATAAGTTTTCATAAAAGTTCTCCAGTTTTTTTATATCCCCTTCATCTATGCTTTTAAGCATAAAGTTTCTTTTATAGTGTCTGATGTCAGACCAATCTATTCCAATCATCATGGCTAACTTCTTGATACTTCCATCAGCTATCCTAAGCATTTCTTGTCTTTGAATATTGATTTGAATAAANTTATTAAAGAAATAGTTAATNCCTTCAGGNGATAGTTCCCAACAATTTTTTGCGTCAAATATTTTATAATGATCATCATAACCATAAATTAAATGTGGTTTNTATTCATGGTTAAAGTGTTTTGAATAAACAGCAGTTTGAATACAATGCGTAAATTGTGGAGAATTAATTTTTTGTGGTCTTACATAAGTGTATGGTTTTTTCTTTTGTGTTAGTGGGTTTGGGTTCTTTTTAACTGAACCAAATCTATTCTTATGTTCTGAAAACATTTTAAATTCATCATTAAAACAATCAATATAACCTTCACAAGCTACACCTAAAGTCTTCTTCATATATTGTTCATCATACCAATCAGAAAAAGGCTTTTCTTTATCCCAACCTTTAGGAAAAGATTTGCCTGATATTTCTTTTACTGCGTCTAAATGATTTTGAACATACCCTACTATTCTATCTGCTAAAAATTCTGATTTGGCTTTGTCGTTTTCTGCGTAGTTTTTACCTTTAATAAAGTTTCTAAACTTAGCTTCAACATCTTCTATTTTATATATGCCAATCAATATAGCTTGAAAGTAATCATGGACAAAAGTACCTGCATTAAAACTAATACTATCAGCTTCTTTTTTAAATTCTAAATGTTTGGAAAGATGATATTTTAAAAAGTACATCCAATTACTTAATGTTGTTTGGCTGCATGAGATTGTTGATTTATTAAAATCCCCTTGTGTCCAAGCTATGTCTGTAAATCTTTCTTTTTGAATACCCTTCATTTACAATCTATTTACAGATTGTTTATAAATAAGTCAATATAAGAATTGATTAAATTTAATTTATATTATACTGATTTGGGATAAGTATGGAGCTTGAAAAAATACAGTTAAATTGGGAAGAAATATTATCAGGTGGTTTAACTGGAATGTTAAGGCAGACAGAGAGCATGAGACAGAATATAAGTTGGGGTCATAATGCTAACTTCAACCTGTACGATAAGTGGGGTATGACCATTTCAGGTTCTTTATGTGAGATGGCTTTAGCTAAAAAGATGTCGTCTTATTTTGGACATACTGTAAATAATTTTCATGGCTCAGATTTAATCATAGACAATAAATGTGTCCAAGTTAGGTCTCAGCTTATGACTAAAAAAACCAATAATCTTATCATAAGACAAGGTTATAAGAAAACTGATTATTACTTTCTTGTTGGAGACGATACCCCTACATATAGATTTTTCGGCTACATTCCACCACTAGATATAGAAAAACATGGTCAATGGACTAACTTTAATAAAACTGATAGACCTTATGTTTGGTCAGTTCCCATTGATAAACTTAAACCATTAAAGCAATTTAAATATGAAAAGCACACCTACAAATAAAGCCTTCTTTAAACTGGAGCATGAATTACTGGACAACATGGTTCTTAAACCAGTTGAGAAGTGCCTTTTAATGCTCCTCACAAGGCTCAGGACAGCTCCTAATGGTTGTTGTCCTAGTCATACCTATCTAAAGAGAAGATTGGCGATTAAACATAAGAATACTTTAATTAGGCATTTGGACAGACTACAATTATTTGGCTATATTACATGGTTAAATAGGGGGAAGAATAAGACTAATAAATATTACTTTAGAGATGATGAAGATTTTCAATCTATTATTACAAGAAACATTAATTTAAGAAAGAAAATGTCATTACAACAAAAAGA